CAATTTGACGTGACCCGCGAGCGGATCCGTCAGATCGAGGCCAAGGCACTGCGCAAGTTGCGCCACCCGACGCGAAGCGAGCATCTGCGCTCCTTCCTCGACGAGTGATACCAGAACCCCCGGCCCAGGCCGGGGGTTTTGTTTTGCACAGATAAAATTCCCCGCAACACCCCTCCCCTGAAAGCCCGTCTACACTCGAACTATTCCCCGTGCCATAACGAGACCGTTATGCCCAGATTGCCGACCGTGTTGCTACTGTCGCTGCTGACCTGGACCGCAACGGCTGGCGCGTTGACTCTCACGGAGGATGAGCGTAGCTGGTTGGCGGACCATCAGGAGCTTCGCCTTGGGGTGGACGCGTCCTGGCCACCCTTCGAATACCGTGATGAGAATGGCCGTTACCAGGGCCTGGCTGCCGACTATGTGCGCCTGATCCAGGACCGACTGGGTGTCAGGATCAAGCTGATCGAACCGGCAAACTGGACCGCTGTACTTGAGCAAGCCCGGAGCAACCAGCTCGACTTGCTACCCGGCATCATGTCCACTCCGGAGCGCCAAAGCTACCTGGCCTTTACACGCCCCTACCTCGACTTCCCCATCGTCATCCTTGCCCATGAAGGCGGCGCGAAACCACGCAACCTGAAGGATTTGTACGGGCTGAAAATTGCCGTGGTGGAAAACTATGCACCCCATGAATTGCTGCGCACACACCACCCGGACCTGAATCTGGTGGCGATGCCCAACGTCAGTTCGACGCTGCAAGCCCTGGCCACCGATGAAGTGGACGCCGTCGTCGGCGACTTGGCGTCCAGCGTCTGGAGCCTGCGCCAACTCAAGCTCGATGGCTTGTACGTCAGCGGCGAAACGCCCTATCGCTACCAATTGGCAATGGGTGTCCCGCAGGAACAGAAAATGCTGGTGGGCATCCTGGACAAAGTCCTCGCCGACCTTAGCTCAGCCGAAACCGATGCGATCCAGCAACATTGGGTCGGCAGTTTCACCGATCACCGCACCTTCTGGGTCGACCTGCTGATGTATGGCCTGCCCGCCGTCTTGTTGCTCAGTACCGTGCTGGCGGTGGTCATTCGGATCAATCGCCGGCTCAGTTCGGAAATCTCCCGCAGGGTCGCCCTCGAACAAGAACTGCGCAGCAGCGAATACCACTATCGCGGCCTGGTAGAGAGCTTGTCCGCCATCGCCTGGGAAGCGAGCATCAGCGATTTCACCTACAGCTATGTGTCGCCCCATGCCGAAGACTTGCTCGGCTATCCGCGCGCCCATTGGCTGATTCCGGGCTTCTGGCGCAACATCATTCACCCCGCCGACCTCACGCGCACCGAAGCGTACTGCTACCGGGAAACCCGTGCCAATCGTGATCACAGCGTCGATTACCGGGTCATCACGGCGGACGGCCGCTGCTTGTGGGTGCGCGATATTGTCAGCCTGATTGAACACGGCCACGAGCCAGTGCTGCGCGGCCTGATGATCGATATCAGCGAAGCCAAGCGCACGGAGGAAGCTCTGCAGCTGTCCGAGCAGAAGTTCGCGTCGGTGTTTCAGCAATGCCCCGACATCCTGGTGATCGCCAGGCTATCTGATGGCTGCCTGCTGGAGGTCAACAAGGCATTCGAGGACCAGATTGGCCTGACCGCCGACGAGGTGGTGGGCAAAGCCGCCTCAGATCTGAATATATGGCGTATTCAGGGCGTCGGGCCGGATTTGCTGCAGCGGGTACAGACCACCAGTATCCGCAACCTGGAAATGTCCTTTCTGCGCAGCAACGGCGAAGCGTTTACGGGGCTGATCTCAGCTGAGCCCTTCCAACTCGACACCACCGAAGCCCTGGTGGTGGTGGTGCGCGATATCACCCAGCTCAAGGAAACCCAACAGCAACTGCAAACCTCCGAAGAGAAATTCGCCAAGGCGTTCCATGCTTCCCCCGACGGCTTGCTGCTGAGTCGCCAAAGGGATGGCCTATTGATTGAGGTGAACGAAGGTTTCAGCCATCTGACCGGCTTCACCAGCGCCTCTTCGCTCGACCAATCAACCCTGGACCTGGGCATCTGGGTCGACCTCAACGAACGCAAGCACATGCTGGAATTGATGCAGCGCGACGGCTTCGTGCGTGATTTCATCTGCCATATCCGTCGCGCCGATGGCCAGCTTCGCCTCTGCGAAGTCTCCAGCCGCCCGCTGCCCATCGGTGACGAAGACTGCATGCTGACCATCGCCCGGGACATCACCGAACGCCAGCAGATGCAGGAAAAACTGCAGCAGGCCGCCACGGTATTCGAGAGCACCGCTGAAGGCGTCTTGATCACCGACACACGACAGAACATCAGTGCCGTCAATCGCGCCTTCAGTGAAATCACCGGCTACAGCGAAATCGAAGCGCTCGGCCATACCCCGCGCCTGCTCGCCTCGGGGCTGCATGACAGCGCATTCTATGCGGCGATGTGGCACCAATTGACAGCCCATGGACACTGGCAGGGAGAGATTTCCAACCGCCGCAAGAACGGCGAGGTGTACCCAAGCTGGCTGACCATCAGTGCCGTGCGCAACCGCGACCAATTGATCACGCACTTCGTTGCCGTGTTTGCCGACATCTCCAGCCTCAAGCTGGCCCAGGCACGCCTGGACTATCAGGCCCACCACGACCCGCTGACCGGGCTGCCCAACCGCACCCTGTTTGAAAATCGGCTGCAGGCCGCCCTTAACGGCCAGCAGGAAAGCGGCAGACAAGGCGCGGTGTTGTTTCTTGACCTGGACCGTTTCAAACACATCAACGACAGCCTCGGCCACCCGGTCGGCGACCTGCTGCTCAAAGACATCGCCGTACGCCTCAAGCAGCAACTGCGCGACGTCGACACCGTCGCCCGCCTGGGCGGGGATGAATTCATCATCTTGCTGCCCGGCTTGCAGCAGGCCGGCGACGCCCAGTATCTGGCGAACAAACTGCTCGACTGCTTTACACCCCCCTTCCAGGCCGGTGAGCATGAGTTTTTTATCAGCGCCAGTATTGGCACCAGCCTTTACCCACAGGATGGCACCGACGTCGCCACTCTGGTCAAGAACGCCGATGCTGCGATGTATCGCTCCAAGGCCAAGGGCCGCAACCGTGTCGAAAGCTATACCCGCGACCTGACGGCCCAAGCCAATGAACGCGTAGCGCTGGAGCACGAGCTGCGCCGTGCCATCGAACGTGAAGAACTGAGCCTCTATTACCAACCCAAGCGCAGCCTGTTGACCCAGGAGCTGATCGGCGCCGAAGCCCTGATTCGCTGGCGTCACCCCACCTTGGGCGACGTCCCGCCCGAGCACTTCATCGCCCTGGCCGAAGAGAACGGCACGATCCTGCAGATTGGCGACTGGGTGCTGGAACAAGCCTGCCGGCAGTTGCACGCCTGGCAAGAGGCTTTCGACGATTTCGGGCCACTGTCGGTCAACCTCGCAGGCGCGCAACTGCGTCACCCCAACCTGCTGTCACGTATCGAACAACTGCTGCGCGATTACCGCCTTGAACCTGGTTGCCTGCAATTGGAGATCACCGAGAACTTCATCATGAGCCAGGCCGAAGAGGCCCTGGGGGTTCTGCATCAACTCAAACGCCTGGGCGTCCAGCTGGCGATCGATGATTTTGGCACTGGCTACTCGCCCCTCAGCTACCTCAAGCGCCTGCCCCTGGACTTCCTCAAGATCGACCAATCCTTCGTTCGAGGCCTGCCCGACGATCCCCACGACGTCGCCATCGTGCGCGCCATCATCGCGCTGGGCCACAGCATGCAATTCACCATCATCGCCGAAGGCGTGGAGACCCCCGCACAGCAAACATTCCTCGCCGCCGAAGGCTGTGAACAGATGCAAGGCTACATCGTCAGCCTGCCCCTGCCGCCGGAGCTTTTTGCCGCGAGCTTCCTTCGTACGAAGCTGGAGGATTTTTCGGATGGCACAGTGAACAAACCATCGTTATAATCCGCGACCTACTGAGGGCCTATAGCTCAGTTGGTTAGAGCAGGGGACTCATAATCCCTTGGTCGTAGGTTCGAGTCCTACTGGGCCCACCATACTCAAAGCCGCGCACTGCGCGGCTTTTGTGTTTTTTACGGTATGAAAACCCTATTGCGTAGGATTACAAAACACGCTGTACGTCCACAAAACGTCCACAGCGATGACGTATTGATCAGAATGCGATTAAGTAGCGCCGGGCGATCCACCCCTTCACTGACTCACCGCCTATGTCGATGGACACGTAAATCCAGTTGTTTTCCTCGCGGCCAAGATTCTCCACCCATGTCCCGATCTTAAGACGCCCTAGCTCTGACGAGCCTTTATCAGCTTTTGCTCTAATAATTACATCGTTGCCAGTAACAACACTATTTCCCGAAAGAAATTCCCGCCGCTGCTCTGGAATTGACTTAACCACCTGACGGATTTCTATAGATGTATTAGCACCCTCAAGTTTTTCTTGCGCTAGTAGGGTTAGTGCAATTACCCCCCCAACAATTGCGGCTTTATTCAATATATCCCATAACAGCGTCCAAAATATTGCAAAATACTTTTTTGCCTCATTCGATAGACTTGAAAAATCGCCCCCACCATTAATAACCTCAACGATCTCTCTCTCCAGCTCAGGCTGCTCAATGGGAAGTTCTTCCCAGACGACAGGCTCAGCCTTCGAAAATATAGAAGCAAATTCGGCTTGCAGTTTCTCTATTGCAATTAACGTTTCCGATTTATGCGAAGTAAGATAATTAAATAATAAAGAGTTTTTTTGCTGTTCTGCCCAACCGACGCCAAGAGAAAAGTCACGATAGTTTCTAAAACCTTCGATCACTCGTGGATCAGCAAGTCCTCCGATATTAAGAGTCCCTAAATGTTTGGCTAAACCTGCTGCTGTGTCTAAGCGTTCCGGAATCGATCGAGCAAGAAGCTCTCGCCCCCCTAGAAGCCCACCACTGAGCATTCGTGACATTTGGTAGCTTGGTAAGTGACGCATTTGCTCAAGTAAGGCATTCCCTGGTAACGCCTCTTGAGTCCTTTTTATATAATCAGCTATACCATTAGACTGTAGCAGTTCTAAGGCAGGATTTCTCAACGCTTGCTGAACGCTTAATAAAATATCACTAGGTTTCTTTTTCTCAGAATCAGCGACCATCTTTAGTGCTTCCTTGTTTGATCTTTATTTGCGCCACTGGATTTAACCGCACTACTTCGGCCATATGCCCGGGACTGAAATGGGCGTATTTTTGAGTCATTGCTAAAGTTGAATGCCCCAACACTCGCTGGAGAGTCAAAATATCTCCGCCACTCTTCATGTAATGACTAGCAAAAGTATGACGCAAGACATGCGTCAACTGCCCTTCAGGCAGTTCAATCCCCAGCATTAAAATTGATCGGCGAAAAGTGTTGTAACCCGAGGAGAAAGGCAACGACTCCCCAAGTCGCTCTTCTAGGTCTTTAGATATGGGTACAGACCTATTTCTACTGGACTTGGTTTTGCTGTAATGAACTAACCCATGTCGTACTTGGTGAGGCTGTAATGCCTCGGCCTCTCCCCATCTAGCACCAGTCGCGAGGCAGACCTCCGCAATCAATGCAGCACCAGACTCACGTTTCGACAGGTCACCGAGCAAGGCTTTGATTTGATCAGCCATCAGATAAACCATTTCGGTCTCATCAAACTTCAGTTTGCGAACCTTCGCCAGCGGGTTGTCCCCCTCCCATTCCCCCAACCGAGTTAACTCATTGAACACAGCCTGCAGATAGGCTAGTTCATGGTTCAGCATATTGGCGCTGATCGGCTTAGGTTCCTCCCCACTTTTCACAAATCCATTGCCTGGCTTACTTCGAGAATGCTTACCCTCAGCACGTTCGGCCCTGTACTGCGCAAAATCAGCAGAACCGAACGTGGACACCTTGGGATTTCCCATCCGCTCTACCATGTTGTCCAGTAGAGAACGTCTCTGCAGGCCTGTCTTAAGGTTCTGCCCATGGAGCACATACCAACGTTCAACTAAATCTTTGAGCGTGCGCGGATCGTGCTTGGGAGCCTTTTCAAAGGTTCCGCTGGATCCCTCTCCCATAACCCGATTGTGATACTTCTGAGCTTCGTTCTTGGTCTTGAATACTTTGCGCAGCCGAACGCCGTAGCGCCCATCTGGTCGGCAATCCACCTCATAGCGACCTTCGCCAAGCTTCTTGATCGCCACGGCATCACACAGGGCTGATCTGCCCTGCCTCCGGAATAGTTTGGTCGGTCATCAACCACAATGTGTATTTGGTGAACTGGGGATGCTGGGTGACTTTCAACAACTCCGACGAAGCCGCTGTTTTCCTTCGCCCGTACTCATAGCCCTTCCAGGTCTCAAGCCTGATACCCGTGGCCTCACACATTTCAGTCTGCGTTAGCTGCTCACGCATCCGAATAAGCTTGAGCTTTTCGCCGATGCTCATTGACCGATCACCGGACTGATCTGGCCGCAAGCGGGAGCCGTCTGATCGGTCACCAGCCAAAGCGCGTATTTCATAAACCGGGGATGTGTCGTGATTTTCAACAGTTCACCAGAACTCACCTCCTTGCGAGCCCCGTACTCGTAGCCTTTCCATGTTCCCAGCTTGATCCCTGTTACCTCGCTAATTTCTGACTGAGTCAGCCGCTCGGTTAAACGAATTTCCTTGAGCTTTTGCCCGAGTTCCATGCACACCCCTTGACCTTACTCATTTGAGTACTTAATATCCTCATATGTGTACTTTTACTGCACATATGACTAAGGAGCTTATCAAATGCAGATCACCATAGACACGCCTTACACCACGGTTAGAGAGCTAGCCCGCCGCTCAGGCCAGTCAGAGCGGGCTATCCGAAACGACATCGAGCGCGGCCGGATTCTCGTGCGTGCCAAGGCGGAAGGGTCCAAGGAGGCATTGCTTATAAACATGGTTGCCCTAGCCATTGAAGCAGCAGACCAGGCCGAGCGTGTGGGCACCAACTCGACCACCTCAAAGCGCTAAGGCTCGGCATATGCAGTTCGAAGACATCTACCGACTGGAAGTGGTCAGTGCCCTGGAGCATGACCACGACCTGGACTTCAAAGATATTGGTAACAAGTACCTGCAGAAGGGCATATGCCCAGGCTGTGGGGAGCGCACCCTGTACATCGCTCGTAAGAAGCCGTATCAGCTCAAATGCAACCGATTGAATCAGTGCCAGTACGTGGAAAAAACCCGCGAGCGCTACAGCTATTTGTTCGAAAACCTCAGTGAGCGCTTCCCCCGCACAGAGTTAAATCCAAACGCTACTGCCGACGCCTACCTGCAGCGCAACCGCGGTTTCGACATCAGCAAAATGAAAGGTTGGTACGAACAGGCTCGACGGCAAATGCTCGATGGGCAGTGGGCGGATACCGTCCGCTTTCCTCTGTGCAACGGCTACTGGGAACGAATCATCGACGCCACGATGGTTAAAGCCAACGGCGGCGACAAGGCTGGCATCAAGAAGGGCATGAGCTATCGATCAGGCGGCTGGATGCCACCAGGTATGGCTATCGAGACGGGCGATAACGTTTACATCGTTGAAGGGATCTTCCACGCCATAGCGTTGCACCTGGCGGGTTACAAGGTGATCGCCTCAATCTCGGCGAACAACTTCCCATGGGACTTGATTGAGGCCAACAAGGGCAAGAAAGTGCGCTGGATCATCGCCCTGGATGATGACAAGGCTGGGCATCTGGTGATTCCCAAATATCGTCGGCAGTTACATGCGATGGATGAACTCGCCTGGGTCGCTCTCACTGGCTCAGACCGTGATTGGGATGACGTGTATCGCGACGGTCAGCTGGACGATGCATTCATGCAGGAGGCCAGTTACCAGGGCCGGTTATTCGTCGCACCCAACCCGGCCAAAAAAGCCTTCTTGCTTCACATGAAAAGGCCCTTAAATTTCTTCCTGTTGGACTTCGGCAATCGCCTTTACACGGCCAAGGTCAATTCTGATGAGTTGAGCAAAGAGTCAAGCAAGGAAAAGGAGCAGGATGGCGGTGCGCAGCCGAAAACCAGAGAAGAACTGTTCGACAAATACTGCGATATCAAGCAGGTGGCCAACTGCGTGCCGCACTTTGAGTACATCCAAAGGGATGCGCTCAGTGGTGATCAGCAGTTCTTTTTTCAATTCAATTTCCCGAACGCCGCTCAGAACTGCAAAGAGCCATTAGCGCCCAACTCCATCGGTGATCCCCGTAGCTTTTCCAAGTCCCTACTGGAGCGAACGCCTGGTGGCAATTTCGAGGGCGGAGAAAAGGTACTGGCCATGCTGCGTAGCAAATGGCTTGAAAATGCTTTGACTGTTCGGGCTCTGCCTTTCGTTGGCTACGATGCAGCCAGTAAAACCTACTGCTATCAGACGTTCGGATATCACAAAGGCAGGGAGTACTTGGCCAACTCTCACGGCTATTTGGAGATTGGTAAAACCGGCCTGAAAACCTCTTTGAGTAGCCTGAAACTGACACGCGGCACCGACTTCGACCCGCATTGGTTTGCTGACTTCTTTGAAGTCAACGGCATGAATGGTTTGGCTGCGCTGGCATGGTGGACAGGCTCCCTATTCGCTCAACAGATCCGCTCAACTCAAGAGTCATGGCTGTTTTTCGAATTGACCGGGGATGCCGGCGCCGGCAAGTCGAGCATGTTACGTTTCCTGTGGAAGCTATTGGGACGTGCGAACTATGAAGGCATGAAACCCAACACCACCGGCGCTAGTGCCATTGGTCTGACACGTGCGCTATCTCAAGTCAGCAACCTACCGGTGGTGTTGATCGAATCGGACAGCACGGTGGTCGACGGGCAAGGCCGCGAAACCACAAGCCAATACAACTGGGAGAACTGGAAATCACTTTTTGACCACAACGCCACGCTTCGAACGGTAGGCATAAAGTCATCGAGCAATGACACCGACAGCCTGATTTTCCTTGCTGCCCTATGCATATCACAGAACGCCCGGGTGGGCGGCACCGATGCCATCCTGACGCGGATCGCTCACATGCACGCCACGCGAGCGGGGCATACACCAGCTCGCAAGATCGTGGCCAACCGCTTGAACGCCATCCCTGTTGAAGAGCTAGCGGGTTATTTGCGCCGCTGTCTGGAACAGGAAAGCAACTGGCTGGCACGTTACTTTGAAGCCTTCACAGAGTACGAGAGCCGACTCCAAGCGAACTCAGTCATCCAGCATCAGCGAATCGTGCTCTGCCATGCCCAACTCATGGCCGCAGCTAAGGCCACTCAGGCACTGTTCCCGGAATGGAGCGAGCAGACCCTAGAACAGTTGTACAAACACGTTGAAGCCCGCGCCATCGATCGGCAGCAGCTTGTCAGCAGTGAGAACGCGACGGCAGCGAGGTTCTGGCAGATCTATCACTACCTCAATGAAAAGGTGGTCACGATCAACGACCAGGACGGAGTCCGCGAGAACACGCTGGAGACATTGAATCACAGCTCTGATCGGACCTTGATCGCTATCAACATCGAACACTTCCACAACGCCTGCCGGCTTGCTGGCCAGGAAGTCATCCACGCGACCCAATTACAACGGGCCCTGCCGCTGAGCAGCTCACACACCTTCATTGAAGTGCGCAAAGTCCGATCGTGTATCGAGAAGCGGCCGCTCAACTGCTGGATCTTCCGCAAGGGGGGTAAAGAGTGATGAACGTTTGGGAGACCGACCCTCATATGCGGGAGCATTTAGGTGGAATTGTTGGAATGCGTGTGTTGCCAATGAACTGCCGGAACATCCGGAACATTATCTATATCAATAAAAATATTTATAAAAAACAGATAGATAACAGGAATCTCATCATCACGGACAACCGGAACATACCGGAACGTCCCGGAACATTTCTACCTTTGCTGTTCCGGCAATGTTCCGGCTACCCAGTTTTCCGGAACATCGCTACAGGCCTTGTAAATCAAGCCCTCCAGCCAATCAGTGAAAAAAGCTGTTCCGGCTTGTTCCGGCTCCAGAGCCATTCGACTCAACAAGGGGGGAACCCAAGCTGGCGGGGGTTTACAGCTATTCCTCTCTTTATTGTTCCGGATGTTCCGCCGAACCAATGGGCACACGCATCTTTTTAACGCGAACGCCTGACTGCTATTCCACCCCAGAGGGAGTAACACCATGCAAGTGCAAGTAATTATCGGCAATGCTGCCCCAGGTAAAAACACCAAGCTGCAGGAGATTCAAACGGAACTGAACATGCAGGGTATCGACGTTCCTATCGTCGTTGGCGCGAACTGCACCACCCCATTTTTTCTCAACCAAATCGCCAACCAGGCCATTGCCGGCGCCAAGCATTTCCTGGCAGACGACTGCACCCACTTTCAAATCAAGGCGGTATTGGACCTGGCGGCGCAAGAGGAAATGTCGGGTTTACCCCATGACCTGGTTGTGCACCTGGTACGCAAAGCCTGAAAGGGGAAAACCGTGATCATTCGATACAGCGCGAACACCCTACCCGGCCAACTGCTCTTGCCGGACGGTTATGTGGATATGTGCACGCCTGAAAGTCTGGCCGAGCTGGCGACCGTCGCACATTGGCAGGACCACCCCGAAGACACCCCGACCTTGATCACCGTCATACATATACGGGACGTAGACGGTCATGACTTGGGGTTGTTTGAGGTTCGCTGCGAACAGCGTCCGGTATTCACGGCAAGCCCATTACGGCAAGCCTGAAAGAGACGGTGTCGAGGAGTTCGCACCTCCCCGACACCAACCACCACAAAGGAGCAACACCATGAAAGCAGAACGCCAAAGCAGCAGTGAATACAAGGCTATCACACCACCCGAGCAAGACAGCAGCCCCTTTAAACCCCCTCGCCCGCTGCTGGCCACCGCCGTGATCGGCGCAGCACTGATCGGCTACCTGGTCCACAAGAGCCCAGACGCCCGCCAGCGCCTGGAAAGTATGGCCGAAATGGCTCAAGCCCTCGGAGACCTATCAGAGAGCGACGCTGCAGTGGTCGCCAACTTGCTTGCCCAACCAACCATTAAGGAGACAGTTCATGCTTGATTCCCGCGAACAAGACAAGTTTGTGATCCGCTTGCCAGACGGCTTACGCCCTCAGATCGCAGCCACCGCCCGTAGCAACCAGCGAAGCATGAACGGCGAAATTATCATCCGATTGCAACGCTCCCTTATTCAGGATCAGCTGAGAGACGAGCAGGAAAAAATCATCAGCGTACTGCTCAAGCAGATTGAAGAACTGGAGTCGAAGGAGGCAGCGGCATGTTTGTCGTGATCGATGGTAGGGCGGTTGCCCTCAGTGACAATCAGCACGACCACACTCTTAAACAGTTGGATCTGCCACCGGACTTTGTGCTGGTGGATGCCACAGCCCTACTTCTGCACGATACGGGGAACGGAACCGTGGAGATTCCCCTCCCTGCCGGCCTTGTCGTCGCAGCATTCGAAAATCGGACGGGCCAACGGAGGTATGGCGTGATCACCATTTGAAGGTGAGCGAAATCGCCAGAAATATTTTTTAGCCGCTAAAAATGGCTCAGACATTTCTGATTTTAAGGGCGCCGAGGCGCCCTTTTTTTCATCCGGAGTTCGATCCACGCATCGACGCCGTAAAAACAACTAGCTGTTCGACCTGGTACTTTCCGCCCAATTACCGATGCACTGTCAATCAAAACTACAAAAATCCCCATCAAAATAAAGAGCAGTTAGCCTTCAAAATTACAATATTGAGTAAAAAAGCTTTCGATATATCGAATAGTAAATGTTCGCTTAGCGAACTTATTTTACCCAATGTCGTGCGCTCCGCGTACGCTGGTGGCACGTTTCACCTCAGAACGCATTTACGTTTTTACGTAAACCGTCTTACATCTAAACAAACCATAAATGGATCCCTTTCAGAAATAAGACCTCGGTATAATAATATTGCACCATGCCATCAGCTTTGGAAACGGACTGCGCGCCCTGCACACAGGCCCTCCCCTGCTCTACCAAGACGGTATAGAATGGTATTACAGGAAACTTCCGGACCTGAGCAGCTGCAGAAATTAGTGTTTGACAAAATAAAATTGGAATCCGTAAAGTGCGCAAATTCTGACCTGCCAACAAGGAGCCATTGAAATGGACGAACGCACTGTTACGACAGCCCGAGACATCATAGAAGAGGTCGCCAAAGTTATTATCGGACTAAGCGTATCGGTGGGCGCAAGGCCCTTAGATGAAGATGAAAGCGGTGGAATTGTAGCAACGATGGTTTGGTCAAGCGATCGTTTGCTGGAGTGCTCCAGCAAACTTGGAGCGGTTTTCAATCAGCCCGGCAAAGAACTTAGTTGATCAAATAATTGTCGCTGCCGACTGAGCGGAAGTTCGCGGAGCCGGTCGAAGATCAACTGATCGACCGACGCCGCGGCAGGCCGCAAAGCGTGGGAATAACTGAGTTCCATCACGAAGGAATGGCCGCAAAGCGGATCCAAGCACTGGCAGTAGAGCTTGGCGTACTCCACAGACACGTTCTCTCGCGATCCGATCCGCGCCTTACCGCCACATTCCCTACATTTAATCCGCATTGCATCCCTCCCCAAGGGTGTACGTATGCACACTATTTTGCCACAAGGTGGATTGGTTTCCTCTACTGAGAATTCCTACATCAAGTAGGTGCCACCTCAATAGCGACCTCCCTCCACGCAAACCTACGGTTCGCCCTCAATGTGTCATTTAGCTGATTGAACAACTGACAAATCGGTCGAATCTCGTTACTGGTGTACACACGATCGATCTTCTCAATGTCCCCAAACCCGCCGCTGTTTTCCGGGATGATTCCGGCCAGAGCTGGGTTCATACGCCACGCCGCGTGATGTTCTTCACCTTCTCCAGTTCGTCTTTGGCCTGGAAGTCCCCCACGGGGATGATCTGGATGGCGTTTTCCTTGCCGTTGGGGATGTTGACGAACATCGAGCGGAAGTTGCCCACGCCCTTGCTGGCGCTGATTTGTGCTTGAAGGTTCTCTTCGTCCTCCTCGGTCAGGTCCGGGTCGTTGGTGTAGAAGATGTAACCCGCGTGCGCGCCGTTGCTGTAGTAGCGCCGGCGGAACAGAGTTGCGGCTTCGTTGAGCAATAGTGCCTGCAGGCCGCCCAGGTAGTCGGGTACGCCGTAGATGTTTTGTTCCACGTCATAGTCCAGGACGTGTTCGATTTCGTCCTGGTGGAAGTCCATGTACTTACTGTCTGGCAGCAGCATCCTGAAACCGCCGTCGACCTTCACCCGCATGTTGATAGCAGGCAGGTGCTGCATCTCCAGCACTTCGCCAAAGGCATTGGTATCGCGATAGAAATACGCCTCCCCGAACACCATGTAATCCAGGCTCGCCCGGCCCATGGTCTGCGTGCTGCAGCCATCGGACGGGATAAATTCACGCAACAGCAGGTTGCGCTTGAACTTGGGAATGGCGCCGTGGTGTGCGTTGGCGCGCAGCAGCTTGGCCAGGCCCGCCCGCGATACTGGAGGCTTGTAGATCTCGCCGTCGTCGCTGAGAAATACCCCCAGGTACTCGCCTATGTTGCCGGACAGTACTTGTTCGGGCTCCCCGAAGGTGAACGCCCGCATGGGCTGTGGCTGTCGTACCTGCTGGCTGGCTTGGGGCTTTCTGCGTTTTGACTTGGGCATTGTTTCCGCTCGTGACGTAGCGGCTACGGCGCCGCTTGTTGGTATTGAGGGGTTCATTGGCCAGGGCGTGCATGACCGCCCAGGCGATGTCGGCGTGGCCGGTCGCGTCGGTGCGCGAAGCGCTGTAGGTAACCTGGCCGCTGGTGGTGGTGCCGCGCTTGATGGTCAGGAATGCCTGGGCGATATCAGTCCAGCCGGCGTCCCACTCAATGCGACTGCCCTGGATCGTGTCCTGGGCCTTGAGCACCAGGGTGTTTTTGGTCTCAAGGCTGTAGTGGATCGGTGTAGCCTTCGCGTAGAAGTCGCGCACCAGGTCGAACACGCCGTAGCCCACGCCAGTGATGTCGATCCCGATGTGTTGCACGTTGAAACGCTCTGTAAGCTTTTTGACCTGGGCGGCTTGGTAGGTGAACGAATGGCCCCGCCAGCTGTGTTTTTCCAGGATGCGGAATTTCGCCCCGGGTTCCAGTGGCGGGGCGACCACCACGCAGGTGGCATCGTCGCGGGTCCGGCTTGGATCGTAGCCAAGCCAAACCGGGCTGTTGCCGAACGGCCGATCCAGTTCCGGGTTGTAGTCCTCCCACAACAACAGGTCGGAATAGCAGCGCTCCAGATCCCTGAGCCCGAACGCGCTTTGGCTGCTGTCGATGAACTTGCACATGAACAACTGCTGGAATTTGTCCTCTTCATATTCCAACTGCAGCTGTTCCAGGTTGAACAAGTTGCAGCCGCCGGCAAGTGCATCCAGGACAGTGATGATCTTGCGCCAGTGCCCATCCGGGCAAAGCGCGCCGGCTGCGATCTGTTCGTCACTGGGCCACGGTTTTTTGGCGTCTTTGTGCTTGCCGTTACGGAATTTTTCCCCTGTCCAGAACGGGTACGCCTGATGTGAGACGGCACTGGGCGTTGAAAAGTAGGTTTTGCGCCACTTGAAGTGAGTGCCCATGGCGCTGGCGGTGTTGTTCAGCTTCTCAAAGTCGCGGATCCAGAAGTATTCATCGACGTAAACATGGCCGTGATAGCCCTGCGCAGTGGCCCCGTTAGTGCTGAGAAAGCGCAGCTCGGCCCAAGGTTTGCCGTCTTTGCTGAGCACTATCGGGTTGCCGGTCAATTCCAGGCCGAACCACTCTTGGGCAAAGGCGATGATGTAGCTTCGGAAAATTTCGGACTGGGCACGGCTGGCAGACAGAAAAACCTGGTTGTCACCAGTGAGCACCGCGTCCATGAAGGCTTCGCCGGCGAAGTAGTAGGTCAATCCCACCTGGCGACTTTTCAGAACGTTGCGGATTCGCATCGTTAGCGGATTCTGTTTGGCGGCGAACAGCTCCTTCTGGTAGTCGTACATCTTGCTGATGAACTTATCCAGAAAATCGACTTCGGTAAGTTCGCTGACGTCGTTCTTTACCTTCTTTTCTTTTTTTCGTCCGCCTCCCTCACCACGGCCGGAGCGCTCCCCACGCACGCCCTGGCGGCGCTCCTGCGGTTCGCTGGCTGATTCCCCGGCCGGTGCCGGCGACGGCTTGACCGCTTGCTTTAACAGGCGCTCGCGTACCGTTGTCAGGCGGTCCAACTCGTTGAGCTCGTCTTTGGTCAGGCTGCTGGCTTTGTCCAGGAGCAGGGTGATACGCCGGCCGACTGCGGTCAGCGGTTCTTCGTCCGACAGCATGTCCTCCCAACCGCCCTGGCGTATCCAGTAGA